AGAATCAATAACCCACTGTTTAAATGATGCCCAAGTATCCTTGACCCATTGAACAGTTGCGTTCCATAAATCAATAGTTCCTTGCTTGAATGAATTCCAACCATTAACGATTCCATCAACAATAGACTTGGCCATATTAATGACCCATGTTGTGAAAGCTCCCCAAAGACTTTGGATTGTATTTATAACAGTTGTCCAGATATTAGAAACGGTTTGTCCCCAGGCAGTAAAATAACCAACTACAATCTGAACATAAGTGTTTACTAACGTTTGGATATTAGTAAATAACGTTTGCCAGAGCATTGCAAAATCTTCTTTGAATTGATTAAAGTTCCCAGTGATTAAATCAATGAGTAATAAAACCGGTCCCATAACAACCGTTTTTATAATTTCCCAAGCAGAACTAAAGATTGTTTGGACTTGTTCCCATAAACCACCAAAGAAATCAAGCATTGGTTGGAATATTGTTTTGATTGTCTCAACAAATGGAGCTAAGGTTGTTGTTACACTGTCCCAAGCACTAGCTAAACCACTTGTTGTACCTTTCCAAAGATTAGCGAACCATTCTTTGATACCACTCCAAGCGTTTTTCACATTATCAATGGCATCTTTAGCACCTTGTATTGTTCCATCCCAAAGTCCCTTGGCTCCGCTTTTCAGATTATTCCAAGTATCAGAGAACCATTGGGTAATATCTCCCCATTTTTCTTTGATTCCTTCGGCTGAATCGGACGCAAATTTCTTCACATTTGCCCATACTTCTTTTCCGAATTTAGAAATTTTATCCCAATTTTTATAAACTAAAATTCCTATAGCTATAACAGCCGCTATGGCAGCGATTATTCCTAAAACTGGTAAAGAAATAGCAGTAAAACTACTCCCAATTAGAGCTAAACCACTTCTCAGAGCAAGGAATCCAACTTTCATTGTTTGAAATATTTTTATTGCTTTACCAATAATTAGCAATAATGGTCCAATTGCAGCCACTATCAGTCCAATTGTAACTATCATTTTTTGTACAGGCTCTGGAGCAGAGACGAATTTATCAACTAACCCTGAAACAGCATCAGCAACTTGTTTTACTGCTGGAGCTAAAATCTTTTGAATAACAATTGCCGCAGATTCTAAAGCCCCCATCATTTGTTCTAATGATGAGTTCATATTATCTTGCATAGTTCTTGCCATTTCATCTGCAGCACCGTCAGAATTTTCAAGAGATTTAGTCAGTGTTCCTAGTTTATCAGGCCCCTTATCAATTAAAGCCATCATACCCGAAAGCGATTCTTGACCATAAAGAGCTACCAAAGCATTAGTTTTTTCTTCCTGTGATAGACCAACAAATGATTTTTGCAACATTCCGACTTGCTCTTTTAAACTTTTCATATTACCAGCGGAATCGAAAAATTTAAGATTGAGTTTTTCCATTGTTCCAACCATGTTTTTATTTGGTCTAGCAAGACGAGTTAAAGCACTACGCAAAGTCGTACCTGCTTGCGTACCTTTAATCCCAGCATCTGACATGATACCAATTGCTGCAGCCGTTTCCTCTATAGAAATCCCTAATGAATGAGCGGCAGGAGCAACATATTTCATGGCATAGCCCATATCTCCAACTTCGGCATTTGTATCAGCTGCTGCTCTTGCAAATACATCGGCAACGTGACCGGCTTGTCCTGCATCCATATTAAAGGCTCTTAAAGCACTTGCTGCATTTTCAGAAGCCATTGCAACATCGCCACCAGATACAGCCGCTAAGTCTAAAAGCCCCGGCATGGCTGCCATTATTTCTTTGGCATTAAAACCAGCAGAAGCTAAATTTTCCATACCTGCAGCTGATTCTTTAGCACTAAATGCTGTTTTTGCTCCTAGATCAATAGCTTGTTGTCTTAGCTCATCAAAAGAAGAACCCGTTGCACCAGAAATAGCTTTGACACGACTCATTTGTGATTCAAAGTCTCCACCAACTTTTGCGGCAGCAATTCCAATTCCCACAATCGGAACTGTTATTGCTTTAGTCATTGCCTTACCTGTTGAACTTGTTATGTTCCCAACAGCAGACATGGTACTATTAGTATTTTTTTGGAAATTCTGTACTTGATTTGCTGCATCTTTAAATGTACTAACGAAGCTGTTATCTGTTGCTTTTAAATAGGCTTGTACACTAAATGATTCCATATTTTTCCTCCTTTCCTACTTATTTGCTTTTTTCATGAGCTGGACAAGTTTCGTGTCTTGAGCGGGTTTCTTAATACCCATAATTTCATTTTCGATTTTTTCTTTATCGAAAAATTTCTTGAAAGTAGAATAAACAGGTACTTCTTTCTTACCTTGCGTTTTAGTTGACTGAACTTGCCAATTCGCCCATGCTTGCATGTGAATGAGTTCTTGCTGATCTAACTTCTTCAATGCGACCGCAGTCATTCTAATTCCATATTCTTTAATAGTCATACGCTCAAAATCCCGAATATCAACAAATCCAAAATATCGCAACGCATTGAGCATCATTTCATCATAAACAGCTTCTGAACTTAATTGCCCTGCTCTGCTTTTTTCACTCGATCCTCTACCATTTTCATTGCCACCTTTCCCGCATTACTTTCAGAAAGTTCCTTTAAAACGGTATCGAATAATTTTTCGATGTCTTCACAATCATCGATAAAATCATCAATATCTCCTTGTGAAAGTTTTGGTGATTCAGTACGATTTGCGAGGTATAAAATGGTTGCTAAAGCATTGATATTTGCTGTTTTAAGTTCAGGGATGAATTTCGTTGACAATCCCATACCAAACGCAATCCCGTCTTGCGTAATTGGGAAAAGTCTATCAAGCTCTCTGACAAATTTTGTTCCAAATTTAAATCCGTATTGTTTGCCTTTAACTGTTAATTCCATTTTGATTTCTCCTTAAAAAAATAAAAGAGAGACTCAGCTCTCTTTTAACTCATTATCTATAATTCAGCGTCCCCTACGGTCGCTTGACCGACTACGGGGCCATTAGGGTGTAGTCTCTTTTACTGTATCTTTGAAGACATACTGAACAACATCTGCTTGATCATCAGTGAGAGTGGCAAAACCTTTTTGTGGTTTTCCAAACACTCCCAATTCCAAGCTCAATTCAAGTGCATCCTCTGAATTAGGCTCATAAGAGAAACTAGTGAGATAAGCACGAAGATATTTCGCTTTGTACTTGTCCTTGTTTTCATCCGTACCCTTTTCAGCTTTATCAATTTCCCAAACTTCAAGAATAGAGCCATCATCAAACGCTTCGTCCATTTCATCAAGATGTGGGTCACCATTTGCCGCAATTGATGTGGCAGACAAGCTGTATTCAACTTCCGCAAGAGCACCAACCGGTCCGTCTTTGGTTGCTGTAGTGTTGTAATCTCGAGTTTTTTCATTCGAGTGTTCTGTTTGGAAAGCAAGTTTCCAAGCCGCTTCTTCTGTTGCTTTACTAAGCAAACGATAGAGTAAGATGATATCTTTGCCCTGTTTGGCTATTAATTCTGCCATATTAAATCTCCTATCTTAGTCTAAATTCTAAGTTAATCAACGCTCTTTTAAGAGGTGTATTTGTTGTTGTATCGTCCAACATTTGAATGGTGCTTGCTTGTAAGTTCAAAGCCCAAGAATAGCCGTCTGTGGCACTTATATTTAACGCTTGATTAAATATATTGCTTGCCATGTCAGACACTTCCTTGCGCTTCTTCTGCAATCCCCAAACAGATAATGAAAGATTCACTGTTCCTTTGACGTCCGTTTTATTCGGTTCATGAATGGTTTGGATATCCTCCATTTCAACAAAAGGATAGCCCACCTCATTCATTTGCTTATAATCATAAACGGTATAACCCAAAGCTTGAATTCGTTTGAACAATTCATTAAAAATAGATTGGTCTCGAGTTTTAATCATTTCAATAACCTTTCTAAATCTTTAATGAATACGCTTTTTTGCTCATTATATGCTGGTTTTACAAAAGGTTGAGCAGATTGAAAACGAGTACCATATTCAACGTAAGCCGAATAATCTGCGTGTGGTCCAGCTTGTCCGCTGAATCCGCCCTCTGTTAGCTCCATTTTAATGGATCGTTTCATATATCCGGTGTCAACCGGAGCAAGCTTCTGCATATTCGCTGTCATATTTGAAGTGTTAGACTTTACAACTTGTTGAACGTCTTTTAAAGAAGCTGCTTTATCCAAATGTTTTACAAGCTGGTCAATCCCTTTAAAAGATAAGCTAGATTTCATCGACTGACCTCCTGCAAAATAAAAGTGTTTCGCTCACTCGGATTGCGGTAAGTCGTTAAAGCCCAATTTTTATTGTCAAACTCAATGTAATCATATTCTGGCATAGTAAAAAGGGGCATCATTCGCATGACTTTTGCCCCTTGTTTAATATCTCCAAAAACTTTTACACTTCTGTCAGTTCCGATGTCAGTGACATTTGCACTAAAAACTGTTCTAGTGGGCTCTTTTTCAACCCATTCGCCTAAATCGGGGTCATAGTGTGAGTCAGACGATTCTTTGATAAAAGTAATTTGATCTAAATATCTCAATACAATCTGAACCTCCCAATCTTCTTATCATTCTCGGCTTCTTTTGATTTTCGCCATGATTCAATTTCATCGGCATACTCGTCAAAATCAGATTCTGAAAAAGTCATGCTTAATCCTTCTTGTGAGTAGGACTGCATTCCCTCTTGCCCGATACGATTAAAACGCTTCAAGGAAACGTCCAAAACAACATATTCTAGTTCTGATGGCACTTCTTTAATATCAGAACCAAGAATCAGCAATAGACGTTCACGGGTGCGTTTTTCGATTACCTCCAAGCGCTTATCCGATGAACCGCCCAAAAGCTTTTTTAAATCATCAGTGATAGCCATAAGAGTCTCCTTATCAAGCAGAAGTTACTGTAACTTCACAAGTTACGGTTAAACCATTAGCTGTAGTACCAGTAATTGTTGTTGTTCCTTCCGCCTTAGCAGCTACACTTCCTTGTTTCGGTGTTACCGTAGCAATC